CAGACAAGAGTAAAGCTTTAGTTAAGTACAGAGGAGATCAACCATCGTTTTTAAACGGAAAGACAACGTACACACACGCAGAGATAATGGTTGTGCTGAGAGATACTGATGGGGATTGGTGTACTCACCCTGAAGATTAACCTTCTAGGCTTTTGTAGAATCTTTGAACAAGAAGCCTAGCTTTTTGAGTGAGTGCATATCTCACTCTGTAATTATATTTAGTTTCTTCTCTAAATAAATGGTCTTCGTATGTATCGGAAGGTGTTAGTTTATCAAAATGTTTATATATGTATCCGTGTCTAACTAATGGATAAACATATCTTTTACCTATATTAGATCTGCTTGATTCAAAATCTTTGCTAGCGTAATCTAAAGTAAAAAACTGCAAGTCATATGCCCATAACATAAACTCTATTTTAGAAAAGTCCATTTCTAGTTTTTCTGAGTATTTACTTTTTAAAACTTTTAAGTTTTTGAGATAGTTTTTATTAATATATTTCTTATCTTGTTTAGCAAAGTCTCTAAATAAGATTTTTCTAGATATTTTACTTTTAGGCATTTGTATTAAATTTGTATTAAAGCAAAATTATGACAAAGGACTTTGAATTCTTACTTCATATGCAGAGACTTATGTTTGAAGCAGATGCTTTAGCAAAGCAGTATGATGTGGAAGACAGGTTTATTTCTATTATGTTTGCAGGATTAATTAATCCTTTAGACGGTAACATATCAAAGCTTAACGCAATGTATAGTTACAACATACAGGACATTGGTGAATTATTAGAAATACAAGATTTTATATTTCAAACATATGACGTTGATGATAAGGATGAATTAGATGATAGAGATCTAGGAAATTTGCTAGATGGGACTGGAATAGAATTAGAATAAAATGGAAGGAATTATTAGAAAAATTATTATTGGGAAAGATCCCAAAGACGCTATGGCTTATTATGTAGGTATGAGAGCAGGTAAAGGAGAGGTTAGCGCAATAGTTCGTGATGAAAAACATCTTCACAGATACGGTAAAAACAGATATTTAGTATATTTACAAGATGAAAAGGATAGTTCTCAGGCTTTATGGAAAAGCGTAGACGATATGCCTTGTATGTTAGAATTTGATTGTAATTTTTAAATGGTAAGAACTGAACTATATACTTCTGGAGGTGAATTTAAATTACCAGATGGAACCGAATATGTTGGTGCATATCATGTGCATATTAATCGAGGAGCTATGGTTGGTGGGTTTCATAAAACAGAATATCACGACAGATTGACTCCTGTAAATAGAAGGGCAGAACTTTTAGTTCAAAGAATTATGCGACAACTTTCTGACGATAGAACTCAACAAGCAGCTATTAAATCTACATACAGTGGAACATCTACACCATCTAGCTCTGGGGGATCTGGAGGTTCTAGCGGATCTGGGGGGTATTAATGAAAACAGTTAAAAGTAAAGGATTTGGAGACACAGTAGCTAAATTTACAAAAGCCACTGGTTTAAACAAGTTAGCGCCAAAAGATTGTGGGTGTGATAAAAGACAAGACCAATTAAATAAAACATTCCCTTACAAAAAATGAAAACATTAAATCTATTTATTGTTGAGTTAAAAAAAATTATTAAAGATACGATTACAACCGAAAGTGGTTTTGAGTTATATGTAGACTCTAAGTTTGAAGGTGGAGAATTTGAACACAGAGTTACTGAAGGTCCTGTAGTATGTGCACCTATGAAATATAATACAGGTGTAAAAGCAGGTGATACTATATACTTTCATCATCTTGTTGTAGTTAATAAAGGGCAAGCTTTAACTGGTGTAGACGATCATTATTTAATTCGATATGATGATAAGCATACAATAAACAATCAAGCAATAGCTTATAAGTCTAAAGATACTGGGGAAATAAAACCTTTAGCAGGATGGGCTTTACTAGAGCCTGTTGATGAGGATATGGATATTAAATCTGATATTATAGAAATTGTTTCTTTAAAAAAACAATTACCTTCTAAAGGAAAAGTATCTTTTAATACACCTTGGTTAAAAGAGTTAGGTGTTTTTGCAGGTGATATTGTTGGATTTGGAAAGGATAGAGATTATCGTATAAAAATAGATGGTAAAGAATATTATCGCACTCGTGCGGAAGACCTGATGTATATTTTAAATTAAATAAAAATGTTTGACAAAGTAGAATTATGGGAAGAGCTTGAAGCTAATGAATGTCTTTTAGCTGATGGATTAAATAAAGCTGTAGTTGGTATAAGTTATGGGGTAGAACCTAAAACAGTATATAGCGTTCATAAAATAATTGAAATCCTTATGGAGGATGGGATGGAGTGGGAAGAAGCAGTTGAGCATTTTTCTTATAATATAGGTGGGGCTTATGTAGGTGAAAAAACCCCGATTTTTATTTATGATTTAGATGAGCAAAAGTAAGTTTACTACTATATCAGCTTCTCAAAGACTTATGAAAAGTATGGAGCAAGCTATAGATAATATGATTGAAGAAATCAAAAAACCTGTTGATCCAGAAATTAACGGTAGTGCAAGAAAGGCTGAACTTCAATCTATTAAACAAACCGCTACCGATTGTAAAGAGCTTATTATAGAAAGACAAAGATTAGATCAAATGGTAAAAGATTTGAAAATAAGTGGGGAAATAGAAAACACAAAAGACTATACTGGAGGTTTTGCCGAAAGGTTTTCTAAGTAATGGCATACAAAGACCCTAAAGATCAAGCAGCTGCATCAAAACGTCATTATGAAGCTAATAAAGAAAAGATTGTAAAAAGGTCTAAAAAAAGAAATATTAAACAAAGAAATAAAAATAGGATTTATGTAGAAAACATAAAAAAAGAATCAAGTTGTATTGATTGTGGAGAGTCAAATCACCTTGTTTTAGATTTTGATCATATAGAAGACAATAAATATAAATGTATTTCTAATATGGTTTATGAATCTTATAGTATAAAAAGCATACAGAAAGAAATAGATAAATGTGAAGTAAGATGTTCTAACTGTCATAGAATAGTCACATATAATAGAAGGAATAATAATAGTAACTTGCAAGAGTTATGAAAGCTTTAAAAAAGAAAAGAAATTATAAGAAGGAGTATAAAAAATTCCAATCTTCTATTAAGGAGAAAAAGAATCGTGCTGCAAGAAATAAAAGGAGAAGGTATGCCATTAAAAAAGGCAAAGTAAAAAAAGGTGATGGGAATGATATACACCACAAAGGCAAAAAAACAAAAGTAGAGTCTAAGTCTAAAAATAGAGGCAGACGAGAAAAGTCTAGATTAAAGGGATCTAAACGTAAATAAAATTTAATATATATACAATGAAGTATTTTATCATCCTAATGTTGGTTTTATTATTAGCATCATGTTCTATTCAAAACAAACATAGACGACCTCAATCAAGAGATTACAGTCAATGTTGGTGCATTGATCCATGGGTAGGAGCTGCTGAATGGTGTTGCTCAGGTAATCCTCCAAAATACATGAATCCTTACAAGCATAGGAAAGGATTTATAAAAGCAAAATTTTAATATCATGTCAAAGTATATATGTGAGTGTTCGGATCACGAAGAAGAGATTAGTAAAGTAACCGTGAGTTTTAATGATGGGGAATTAGTAAGTTCGGCTCAATGCCCTTGTGGTAAGAATATGGATCTATCTGACCCTAAAACAGGCTTCCCTTCTTTAGGGAGAATGAACAAGAATGGTAGTAGCTACTAATGTCCGTACTATTAGATTTAGATGAGTATGATGACCCTGCTATCAAGATTTGTCCCAACGGTACGGAAGGTGAAATTATTGAACTCGGTGGGTTACTCATTTGTCTTCCGAAAAAGCCAAATAAAAAACAAATTTTCGGATATAAAGAATCAAACTCTGTGCAGATGTGGAGAAGAGCATCTATGCCGAAAGAATTGTCTCGTATTCGTTCTATGGATGAGTGGGCGGAAATGCCAAGAGAGTTTAGAGAAAAGTTTCGTCCATATATCGAAGAAGAGTTTCGGCGTAGGCGTGAGGGTTTTTGGTTTTATAACAACGGTGCAGCTACATATATTACGGGGCGGCATTATATGATGTTACAATGGACTAAGCTAGATATTGGCTATCCATATTATTTAAATTTTCAACGTGAGATATTTTTACATATGGCTGCTTGCGAGACTGATTCTCGTTGTATTGGTCAGCTTTACACTAAGTGCCGTCGTTCTGGTTACACCAATATATGCTCTGCTGTACTTGTTGATGAAGCTACACAGGTTAAAGATAAGCTTATGGGGATACAGTCAAAAACAGGTAAAGACGCCCAAGAAAACATCTTTATGAAGAAGGTGGTTTTTATGTTTAGAAACTATCCTTTTTTCTTTAAACCTATACAAGATGGAACAACTAACCCTCGTATGGAATTAGCTTTTAGAGAACCTTCAAAACGTATTACTAAAAAAAATAAAACAGCTCAAACAGGTGAGGCTCTTAACACTGTAATTAATTGGAAAAACACAACCAATAATGCATACGATGGTGAAAAATTGCACATATTATATTTAGACGAAGCAGGAAAATGGGAAAAACCAACAGACATAAGAGACGCTTGGAGGATACAGAGGACTTGTTTGATCGTAGGGCGAAAAATTATAGGAAAAGCTCTAGTAGGAAGCACAGTAAATCCAATGGGAAAAGGAGGAAAAGAGTACAAGAGTTTATGGGAGGATTCGAATCCTTTAGAGAGGAACAAGAATGGGAGGACTAAAACAGGTTTATATAGATTATTTATATCAGCAGAAAATTCTCTTGAAGGATTCTTTGATTTATATGGCAATCCTATTACTCAAGATCCAGAAGAAGCTGTAGAAGGTATAGATGGAGAAGATATAACCATGGGTTCTAGAACATATTTGAAAAATGAAAGATCTTCTTTAAAGAATAACGCTTCTGAAATGAATGAAATTATACGTCAATTTCCATTTACTTCAGATGAGGCTTTTAGAGACAGTATAGAAGGTAGTGTATTTAATATTGGGAAAATATATGAGCAAATAGAACACAATGACGAGCTTTTCCCAAATCCAGTAGTTACTGGTAATTTCATATGGAAAGGTGGGCAAAAAGATACAGAGGTTATATTTACTCCAGATCCAAACGGTAGGTTTAAAATATCTTGGATGCCTCCTGTTGAATTTAGAAATAAAAAACTTTTAGTAAGAGGTAAGAAAATACCCCCTAACTCAGATGTAGGATGCGGTGGTGTTGACTCATATGATTTAGATGCTACTGTAGATGGAAGGGGATCTAAAGGAGCTTTGCATTTGTATAATAAATTTCATATGGAACACCCCTCTAATATGTTTGTATTGGAGTATGCATCTCGACCTCCACTTGCTAAAATATTTTATGAAGATGTTTTGATGGCAGCTGTTTTTTATGGTTACCCTATATTAATTGAAAACAATAAGTACGGTATTGCAAGATACTTTGAGTCAAGGGGTTACGATGGGTACTTATTAGACAGGCCTAAACATTTAAAAACTGGAACAGCTAGAGTTAAGGTGAAAACAAAAGGCATTCCTTCAAACTCTCAAGATATAATCCAAGCTCATGCACATGCTATAGAATCTTATATACATGATCACGTTGGAATAAATCATGAAGCTAATAGAGTTGGAAACATGTATTTCAATAATACTCTTGAAGACTGGATAGCTTATAAAATAGATAATAGAACTAAGTTTGACCTTACTATTAGTTCAGGTTTAGCTCTACTTGCAGCTCAAAAAGTTAAAAAGAAGAAAGTCAGTAACTTTGATGAAAGGAAATTTTTTAGGCGATACAAAGTCTCTGGCTAATTTCCTATATTTGCAATATATACCCTCACCTTAATGAAACAATATAGCGGTAAAAAAAATTTTCCAGACCCACTTGCTTCTCAAGAAGAAAAAGAGAGTAAGGAGTATGGTCTAAGATATGCTAAGGCTATTGAATCTCAGTGGGGAAAAAGATCTGACAGTTCATCTTTATTTTCAAATAGATATACATTATTTAAAAGAAATAAAGAATACGCTAATGGTGTTCAAGACACTTCAATTTACAAAAGACTATTAAATAATCAAGATCCTAATTCTGGTGATGGTAGTTTGATGAATCTTGACTACACTCCTGTACCTATTTTACCAAAATTTGTTCGAATTGTAGTAAATAAAATATTAGGTAGAAATCTTTATCCCAACCTAGAAGCAGTAGATCCTTTATCTTCTTCAGAAAAAAACAGAGATAAAAAAAGAATAGAAATTCAAGTAGCTTTAAAAAAGCAACTTATGGAATTTAAAGAAAAAACAGGAGCTACTATAGGCATGGATCCTGAATCTATTCCAGACAATGAAGCTGAAGCAGAAATATTTATTGGAGAGAATGTAAAAAGTGATGCTGAAATAGCAGCTCAGATTGCTACAGACATGACGTTATCTTGGAATAGTTTTGATGATAATGTATTTAGAAGGTGTGTAAATGATTTAGCGACAAACGGCATAGCTGTAGTTAAAAGATCAAATGATCCTAACTATGGAATTAAAACACATTATGTAGAACCTAAAGATTTTATTCATAGCGAAACAAATGATCCTAGTTTTGAAGATATTACTTATGGTGGTCATGTAAGAACTATGCCTATTCAGGAGCTAAAAAGAATAGCTGGTGGTGAGCTTGAAGAAGAAGATTTTAAAAAAATAGCTAAAAAAACATCTGGTAGAACTAGTGGGAGTTTTACTTATGATGATAAGCTTGGTAGGAATATTTATGATTATGATGAGTATTCTGTTGAAGTATTAGAGTTCGAGTTTTTGTCAACCGATTGTATGTATTTTGAAGAAAAAGAAAATCGATTTGGCAACAGAAACTTTTTTTACGAAGGGTTTGATTATAAAGAAAAAGCTGGGAGTGTTTTCGAAAGAAAGCCTCATAAAATGGAAATTGTAAATGTATATAAAGGTTACTTTATTATAGGTACAGACTATTTGTTTGGGTATGGGAGGATGCATAATGTGCCTAAAAATATACATGATATAAGCAAGGCAAGGCTTTCATATTCTGTTGTTGCTACTAATCTTACAGACATGATGCCAAAATCTATGGTTAACAGCTGTATAGGTTTTGCTGACATGTTACAGTTAACTCATTTGAAGATTCAACAAGCTATTGCTAAAGCAAAGCCTGATGGTCTTATTATTGATATTGAAGGGTTAGAAAATGTACAATTAGGAAAAGGTGGTGAATTGCAACCATTAGAATTGCATGATATATACGAGCAAACTGGTGTTTTTTATTACAGAAGTAAAAATCCAGAAGGAGGTTTTCAAAATCCACCAATACGTGAAATAGGTAATAGTATTAGAAATATTAATGAGCTTATTGGCCTGTATAATCACTATTTAAGAATGATACGTGATACTACAGGAATTAATGAAGTTGTTGATGCTAGCACGCCAAAGTCTGAAGCTTTAGTAGGGGTTAGGGAGCAAGCTATTGCTGCTTCCAATAATGCTACTTATGATGTTACAAATGCTTCTATGATTCTTTACAAGAGTGTTTGTAACGATATAGTTAAGTGTTTACAGATTTTACCACAAGAGTCTGTTATTATGGATGTTTATAAAAACGCTATTGGTGAAACTAATATGAGTATTCTTTCTAGTTTCTCTAGATTGCCTATGTATAATTTTGGTGTTCAAGTTCAAAGAGATATGGATGATAAAGATCAAGCGTATTTAGAACAAGCTATACAAATATCTTTAGGTCAAAAAGAAATAGACCTTGAGGATGCTATGGCTATTAGGGAACTTAAAGATGTAAATCAGGCTGAAAGATTGCTTATTGTTAGACGTAAAAAGAAAATGCAACAACAGCAAGCTATGATGATGCAGCAACAACAAGTGCAGGCTCAAATGGCTCAACAAACTAAAGCCATGGAAATGCAAATGGAGGGGCAAAAGATGCAAGCCGAAGCGCAAATAGAGGCACAAAAAATGCAATTAAAAGCTCAGATAGATGCTCAATTATCTACTATGAAACATGAGTTTAATAAAGAAATTGAAACTATTAGAGCTAAAGCTACATTAGGCTTTAAAGAAACTGATGATGAGTTTAAAGAAAAACTTGAAGTCCTTAAGGAGGATCGAAAAGATGAAAGAGTAGAAAAGCAGGCGGTTCAGCAGTCTAAGCTTATTTCTCAAAGAAAAGGAAATAGAACTGAATTGCAACAAGGGGGAGAAAACCCAATGAGAACAATGTTAATGAATATGAAAAATGGCTAGTAAAGTAAATTTAGACGTATCGGAGGTTTTAGATATAACTTGCCGTCAAGGAGATACATTTTCTCTTACACTGACCCTAAAGGATTCTTCAGGAACAGGTCTTACTTTGTCCACCTCAAATTACGCTTTTGTTATGCAAGTGTGGCCATCTAACAAAAGAGGTTCAAATCCTTTAATTGCAACTACAGAAAAAGGCTTAAAAGGAAGGAATTTAAATACTCAAGAACTTCCAGGTGGTGCTTATTTTGAAGCCTTTGTTGTAGACGATAGTGGAAATGTTACTATTACAGCTACGGCAGCTACTATGAGAAATGTTCCTTCAGGAAGACATGTGTATGATCTTCAATATATTTTACCTACAGCTTCTGGTGTTGACACTCACACGACTGTTCTTCGTGGTTCTTTTGTTATTAATGAAGATGTTACTAAGACAAACAGAAAGTAATGAGCGTAAGCACAACAACTTCTCAGGGCAATACTGTAGATGTTTCAGTATCTGGTAGCAATACTATAAGCTTAACTCAATCATCAACTAGTATAAGCGTATCTACTCCAGCTACATCTAATATAGTTATTACAGAAAAAGGTCCAAAAGGAAATACAGGTGCTACAGGTGCTACAGGTGCTACAGGTGCAACAGGTGCTACTGGCGCTGACGGTCCAACATATTCTGTTTCTTGTGTAGATGGAGATAATTCTGACGAAGAAAAAATAAGATTAACAGGGAGTGACTCATCTACAGATGAGGTTGTGCTTGAGGCTGGTACTGGTTTGAGTATAGCAAGAAATAGCGATAAAATTACTTTTACTAATACCGTTTCAGATACTAATACTCAGCTATCTACTGAAGAGGTTCAAGATATTGCTGGACCTTTAGTTGCTACTGGCGGAACTAAAACTAACATCGCGGTTACATATGATGATGCTAGTGGTAATATGGATTTTGTTGTAGCTTCAGATTTAAATACTACGGGGAACGCTGGTACAGCCACCGCTTTAGCAACAGCTAGAGCAATTAACGGAGTGGACTTTGACGGTACTGCGCCTATAACTGTAACAGCTGCAGGTTCTACCCTATCCGATACAGTGACGGTAGCTAAAGGAGGTACTGGATTAACAACGGTTGGTACAAACGAAATATTAACGGGTAATGGAACGAGCGCTTTAACGTCGGAATCTAACTTAACGTTTGGAGCTAACCGATTGATTATTGGGGCTGACGCTGAGATAACCCCTCAACTACGTTTAAGAAATGACGAAAACACTGTTACTCTTGCTGTAGCAGATGTAGCTGATAATATTGTATCTGGAAGCGCAGATGGTGATTTTATTCTTGATTGCAGCGGAGATCACAATGTTCTTATAACTCAGAACAATGAGATAGCACTAACAGTGGATACAAACGGTGACTCTAACTTTAACCGCAGGTTTACTGTTACAGGCAATACAGATGGGACGTATGAAGGTGATGTAGTATATTTTGGTGGGACTACATCTATGACTGTTGGAAAAATATATCATTATAAATCTGATGGTACATGGGAAGAAGCAGATGCAGATACGGCCTCTACTTCTGATGGATTATTAGCGGTAGCTCTAGGGGCAGCATCGGATACTAATGGGATGCTTTTAAGAGGTATGGTAACTTTAAATCATGATCCTGGAGCTGTAGGAGATGTTCTTTTTCTTTCTACAACATCTGGTCAAGCGACTGCTACAGCACCATCAGGAAACAATGATATAGTAAGAGTAATAGGTTATTGTTTAAACGCTTCTAATGGACAGATTTGGTTTAACCCAGATGGAACATTTGTTGAAGTAACAGCATAATGCCAACGATAAATGTAAATAGGCAAGGATTAGGTACTGGAAGCACTAGTGGAGCTTTTGCAACGGCTAGGTCAAATGCTGCATCATCTGTTTCTGATGGCATTACAGGTGAGGGTGATGTTCAATATTTTAATACTGTAAGAACTAAAAGGTTTAAAAGAGTTTTTTTGCATTTTGATACAAGCGGAATAACAGGAACTTTAAGTGCAGCACACATAGATGTTAACGGGGGTAGCTCATCTGATGCTGATCCTAATGATACTATAATGATAAAAAGCTCTGCTTTTGGAGGAGACGGAGGAACAGCTTTAGCTACTTCAGATCATTTTAGCTCTTTAGACTATAGCACGGCATATTCTAGCGAGTTAACTACGTGGTCAACAGGTAATAATGAGTATGCTCTTACAGCTGCAGCTTTAGCTGATATAAAAAATAACGATCACTTCACATTAGCTATAGTTGATAAAGACAACGATTATGATAATTCAGACACTACAGCAACCGCTGATATTACTATAGACTTTGACGTAACAATAACTTTAGATTACACTTTAGCCGCAACTGGATATGCTCATGATGTAGCTGGTGTAGCTTCAGCTAGTATAGGGAAAATAAATACAGTAGCTACAGCTAATGTTGGTAAAATGAATAGCGTAGATTAATTAGTATATTTGAATCATGTCTTACTTAACAAATAAAACAACTAAAAAAAGAATAGATTCTCTTTTAGAAAAAAATTCTTTTTATCAATCATCTAATATGTGTGTTACAAATAGCAAAACAGCTAGAGAAAATATAAACAGACATTGTAGGGTAAACTTTATTAACCCTATAAAAGATATAGACGAAGTTTTTTATAAAACAATATCCGTAGGATCTTAATATGGCTAAAGTTGTAAAATATAAAAAGGGAGGTAAACTTTCTATAAGCAGTAAAACTGTATCTGTAGATCCTCCACAAGGTTATCATTGGATGGAGGAACAAGGAAGATACTATCTTATGAAAGGTAATTATAAGCCTCATCCTGGAGCTATAAAAAAAGCAAAATTTAAAACAGCAAATCACCCTAAAGCATAATGCCAAGGCCTCTTAAAAAAAATAATATTATGAAGAAGGGTGGTAGCACAAAAGATGCGTGTTATCACAAAGTGAAAGCTAGGTATAAAGTATGGCCTTCTGCTTACGCTTCTGGCGCTTTAGCTAAATGTAGAAAAGTAGGGGCTGCTAATTGGGGTAATAAAAGTAAAAAGTAATGGCTGTTCGCAAAACAAAAAAAGGCCTTGCGTTAAAAAGATGGTTTAAGGAAAAATGGAGAACACCTAGAGGAAAGAAAAAATATAAAGGCAAGGATAGAACTTTTAGACCTACAGTTCGTGTGTCAAAAAAAACACCAGTTACATGGTCTGAGTTGAGTCCTTCAGAAAAAGCTAGAGCAGCTAAAGAAAAACGAACTAAGGGACGAGTATCAAGATATAAGGTCAAGAAAAAGACAAAGAAATAATAAGTATATTTGCATATAAATAACTATTAATTATGGCAACAACAACTGCAACATTAACACTTTCGAGCGCTGACCTAACTGGTGACGCTCTATCGTTGTCTACAACGGCAACACTAACTAAAGCTGGTACAGTAACTGGTTTAAATCAAACTACTGGTGTAGCAAGGAAAACTACATCTTCTAGCTCTCAATACATATTGTTTGACGGAGACGCTTATGGGAATGGATCTCATAAGGTTTATATCAAGAATACAAGCGCTGTGGCTACAGAGTATGTAACTATAGAAATTAATTCTGAGCAAATGGGTAAACTATATGCTGGAGATTGGGCATTCTTCCCTTGGGAAGCTAACGCTGATACTAACGATATCAAACTTCAACCAAGCGTTGCTACAGCATTTACTGTAGAGTACGCTTTATTTTACGAATAATGGCTACACTTAGAGTAACAGTAACATTAAACAGTGCTTCTGTTTTAGCAAGCCCAGTAAACGTATCTGCTGATTTTTCTGCTGCTGCTGATTCTGGTATTCTAAGTAGAGCTAAAGTTGTAAAGACTGCTGTTGATGCAAATGCTTTAGAGGTATATACAGCAAACGACAAGACTGAGTCTGCATACTTGTTTTTAAAAAACTTAGATGCAGAAAAAGAAAACTATATAACGGTATATAATGTTACCGATTCTAATGGTCATGTTTCTAAGATTGGTGGAGGTGAGTTTTGTTTTATTCCCGTTGCAGTGAATAAATCATACAGAGTATTTGGAACTAAAGTAGATCAGATGGTAGAATTCGGTGTATTTGGACTAGACAGTTCAGCTGCAGGACCTTTTAATCAAAACTAAATAAAGACATGGCAACATTAGCAAATAAAAGTGAGGCAAATCAAATGGCATTTGGACAGCATGGTTGCGTCCTAATTGACAGTGACGCTGATATATTTATCCCACCAGATGGTAAAGTAGTTGTTTCTATTCAGTGTTTAGGTGATACTACGTTTGATTTATTAGTAGCTGAAGATTCAAATAGATTTATTAGTACTGAAGCGTCTTCTCATAGCACTACTGGTATAACAGTAACTGGTAGTGGAGGAACTGCTACTGAAGGAGCTGGATTTATTGATACAACTGGAACTCCAGCTTCAACATTAATTGGTAAATCTTTATACTTAAAAAGTACAGGGGCATTCTTAGCTAAAGTTAAAGCTGTAGGTTTGGCTGCTAACGGAGATGTTGATGCTTCAACTCTTGAAATGGATAGAGATGTAACTATAGCTAACAGTGCTGTTCTTGCTGTAACTGATTCAGATGAAGGTTTTGGTGGTGTTACAATAGCAACTGCAAATGTTTTTCCAAAAGGAATAACTATTCACGGCAGATGGACTGTTGTTAGTTTGGCTGGTAGCCAACCTTCAGATGGAGCTATATTATACTTAGGGCCAGGTAATTACCACCCAGAATAAAAATAAAATATAATTAAAATATAATGGAAGACAACAAAGAAACTGTCGGAGGGTTTGAAGTGTTTAGCTCACCCGAAGAACTTTCTGCATCTATGACTGCAGAACCACAACAAACAGAAACAGTAACTGAAGAGGCTCCCCAACAGGAGTCTCAAGTCGTTTCTGATCCTGTACAAGAAACAGCCGCTACTCCAGAAGTCCAGACGGAAGGTGAACAGCAGCCACAATCTGATGAAACGCAAGTTCCTCAGGTTAACCAAGAAGATTTTACTCAGCAGAATAATGCTGATGTACAATATAGTGATGATCAAATAGAGACTGCTGTTATGTCTTATTTAAGCGAGAAGCTTGATAGAGAAGTAACATCTTTAGATGATGTAATTGCACCCCAAACCCCCATTGATGAAAGGGTAGAAGCTATAGCTAAATTTGTTTCGGAGACAGGAAGAGCTCCGCAAGATTGGTTTACTTATCAGTCATTAAGCACATCTGAGATGGATGATGCGACTTTGGTAAAAGTAGACATGGCGCTACAGTATCCTAACCTATCTGCTGATGAGGTAAACACTCTTATTCTGAATAAGTACAAGTTAGATCCAGACAAGTACTCAGAAGATGAAGTTAAAGTTGGAGGCCTTCAGATGAAGGTTGATGCAGCAAATGCTAAAAATCAGATTGAAGAGCAACGCATGAGATATGCAGCTCCTGAAACTAAGCAAGAAGCGGCGACAGAACAAGAAAGCTTTATTAACGATGAGTGGCTCTCAGAAATGAGACAAGAGGCTAATGATTTAACTGGATTAGAATTTGATCTAGGTAATGATAAGACTTTTACTTTCGGACTGGATGACCGATACAAACAAGACCTTATGAATAAGAATGCTCGTCTCGATGAGTATTTTGACGCATATGTTCAAAACGATGGAAGTTGGGATTTCGACACGTTAAACTCACACCGTGCTATCATTGATAATATCGATGCTATTGTATCGTCTACTTACAGGCAAGGCCTTAGTGACGGACAGAAGGGAGTAGTGCAAAATGCGTCTAATGTATCAGCTCAAGTTCCTCAACAAAGTTCGCAAAATAATGCTAATCCTTTACAGGATCAATTAAAAAGCATTATAGGTTCGAATTCAAATAAAATGACTTTTAAAATATAAACATTAAGAAAAAATGGCTACAACTACTGGGGCAGCAATCGATCAGGCATCACCTGATTTACGATTAACGCCCGAAACATATACAACTATTGACACGCTTTTAAAAGCTAACAAAGATTTTGTTATGCCTGAGCTTGTTCAATCATACGGTGATCAAGGTATCACTGGATTTTTACGACTAACTGGTGCTGTTAACAGCGGAGGAACTTCTGACCAAGTAGATTGGTGGGAGGCAGGACGCCGTCACAGAACGATTAAAGGAACTGTTTCAAACTCTACTGCAGGTGGAGCTTCTACAAGACCTGGTTCTGCTGACCTTGCGATAGACGACACTCTTTCTGGTGACACAACAGATAGTTCTGCTGGATTAGTTCAAGCAAATGACGTTCTTATGAATGCAGCTACTGGTCTTCGTTACATAGTGAACGATGCTGGTACAGCTGGAGCTGACGCTACTATTAAAATGGAGCGTCTTGATGGTGCACAAACAACTCCTGATGAGGATGGTGCTGGAGCAACTTTCATTCATCTTGGAAACATTTATGCTCAAGGTACAGATCAACCAACTGCGTATACAGATGCTGATATTAAGAAGTATAGCAATCCATTCCAAATTGTTAAAGATCGCTATCAAGTAGCTGGATCTCAAGCAACTAATGTTGGATGGGTTAATCTTGGTGGAGGTGACTACCGCTGGTTCATGTACGGTGAGCAAGAGGCTCGCAAGCGTTTTGAGGATCGTCGTGAAATGATGTTGCTCTTTGGTGAGAAGAACGCAGCTACAACAAGTGACGATGCTGATAACGATATAGGTAAAACACTTGCTGGTTCTGAAGGTTACTTCTCAGCTATCGAAGATAGAGGTATTAACGTTTCTAACGCTAATGCTAACCCTATGGATAGTTTTTCTGAGTTTGATGATCTTATCATTCAACTTGACAAGCAAGGCGCTCCTGCTGAATACGCTATGTATTTAAACCGTAAGCAAGACTTAGCTATCGATGATATGCTTGCTTCAGGTATTTCTACTGGTGTTACTGCTGGTCTAGCTGGACAGTTCGGTGCGTTTAACAACGATGCTGAAATGGCTGTTAAGCTTGGATTTAAGTCGTTCACTCGTGGTGGATATACTTTCCACAAGCATGACTGGAAGCTTCTTAACGATCCTACTCTTCTAGGTGCGTCTAACTACATTCAAGGAGCTATGGTGCCTCTTGCTAATGTTGCTGATGCTCGTTCTGGAATGAAGGCTCCTTCATTATCTCTTTACTACAAAGAGGCTAACGGTTACAGCCGTGAGATGGAGCACTGGGTAACTGGAGGCGGAGTAATGGGACACACTAACGGAGATGCTGGAAATGACTCTATGACTTTCCACTACCGTTCAGAGACTGCTCTTTGCGTTCGTGCTGCTAACCAACACGTTCTTATCAAAGGATAATATTAACAGTTAGGTAGGAAGTAGGGCTTCGGCCCTACCTCTTAGCTATAAGAAATAACTTTATATTATGGAAAAATACTTATATTTTAAAACAGCAGCAAATGATTCTGTTGCATACCCTGTTAGCCGCTTGGTTACTATGGGAACGGTTAGTGACGGAACTTCTCTTATTATAACTTTTATTAACCCTTTTGAGGGTAATGATGGTATTGGAGAGATAGAGGTAGACGTTACGATTGTTGACAACACAGGTCGGATAGTAATGCAAGCCATTGCGGATGAAATTCGTTTTGGCAAAAGCCCTACTATAACCGTTGTTGATGAAGTTTCTGGTGAAAAACTTAACACAAATATAACCAGCGTTGGTGCAATTACTGACTTCGCTTAAACTAAGAAAATATGGATACTAATAAGAAATTTTTGTTTTGCAACCCAGACACTACTGCGGCTGAATACGATACTGCTAGAATGTTTCCTGTTTCTAGATTGCAAGGAGTTCAGGAACTTAATACGGACAGTGTAAGGTTAGCTTTTGCTGATTTTGGACAAGCTGATGACACGCTTGTTGACATTACTGTAACCGACGGAACATGTAAAGATTATATTAACGAGCTTCTTGAAAATATTAACTATGGAAAAGATGCGATGATTAATCTTGCTGACGCCAGTGATAACACTTCTTTTGCTAATAATGTAGACTTTGGTACTGCTCCAGCGATTACATTAGGAGCTTAAGTTTAAATAATCTACTACGAGAAAGGCCCTTCGGGGCCTTTTTTATTTGTCGTATATTTGTGTAATAATTTAATATACTTTATGAAGTTTTTTTTATTTAATATATCTGAAGTAACCT